AGTTCTTACTTTGATGTTGTTATAGATCCAGAATTGGATCCAACCGTAATTTCTTGGCTAAAAACCCAAGAATATACTACTGGTATTTTTCCATCCAGACCAGACGAAACTGGTGTTACTGGTGCAGGTTACACCATGGGTTCTTTTGGTAGTGACGCTGTTGGAATGAGTCAGGGTATGAAATTCTTTACCGTCTGTGGATTGAAAAGTGTAATTGATTTGGATGTAAGTTTGCTCCAAGCAAATTCAACAATCGATTACATCATTCCAGCCGTGTCAGATGTCGGGGGATTCTTTGCAAGAGCCAAAAATAGAAATGAATTGTATCTGACTGTTGCTGGTTTGGATAGATCCACGGTCATAAACGGTGACATCGTAAACCCAATAGAATGGTCTAGCACACTTAAAAATGCTTTGAGAACAAATAAAGTTAACTTCTTCATCAACTATGTTCCAAAGTTCCTTGGTTCAGATCTTGTCGGTGGAACCGCTGCAACCTCGGCAATCACGGTGAATGACCGAATCGGTCCCGCTCGGTTGCAGGCTGCAATTACACAAGCAATTAACAACATTGCCTTTAAGTACATCTTTGACATCAACAATGAGGTTACACGAAGCCAAGTTACAAGCGAGGTTCAAACTGCCATGGATCCGTTTGCTCCATATTTGGACACAACAAAGACACAGATCATCTGTAATTCTTCAAACAACCAAGAAAATTCAGAAACGTTGAACATTCAAGTTGTGGCCAAACCAATCCTTGGAACAGATTCATTTGTAATTAACTTCACATACACACAATAATGGCAAATACGATCTCGGATTTCAAGAATGGGTTCAATGGGGGCACTAGGGTCAATAGATTCGTGGTGTTTCCACAATGGCCTGCTGGTCTTGCTCCACCACAAACCGATTCTTCATTCAAGATCATTTCCGCATCTTTGCCAGCAGTTACAGTAAATACAATAAGCGTTCCATATCGTGGGCGTCTTGTCAACTTTGCTGGAGATCGCCAATATAGTCCATGGACTGTTGGTGTATATGACGATAACAATACGCAAAATTTGTGGAGAGCATTTCAAACGTGGAAAGAACGATTGGATGGTCACTGGAATCACAAAGTTTACAACAACGATTTTGCTTATCGTTCTCTGCAAACTACATGGAGAATCCAGCAACTTGATGTTAACAACAATCAAGTCTTAAGACAAATTTATTTGTACAAATGCTGGCCAAGCGTCATAGGTGAAATTGGTCTCAACATGGGGGAAAATAACTTTGTTTCTTTCTCTGTTTCATTGACATTTGATCACATCAAGATAGATGGGATGGCATAAAGATGTTAAATGAATTCAAAACAAACTTTTTTGGTGGCACAAGATCCAACAGATTTTTGATTGAGGGTGTAATTCCTGCCACAAGTCAAGGTGCGAGATTCACCCCATTTCATGTTCGTTCAACGATCATGCCACAAGTCATGTCAACAACCTTGACATATGATTATTTTGGCAGAAAATTTCACTATCCTGGTGAAAAGCAATATTCAACATGGGTCTTCACTGTTCTTGATGATACCGGAGACAAAAATCTCTGGAGATATTTTCAAGAGTGGCAAAACAGAATAAACAACAACAATACGAATGTGTCGGCTTTGATCAATCAAAGCACATCCTACAAAGCATCAAACTGGAACATCAAACACCTTGACATCAATGGTGATCAAGTTCTCAAAACTTTCATTCTTCATGGTTGTTGGCCCGCACAGGTTGGTCAATTAAGCCTAAATATGACGACGCCCAATACTTTGAGCTCATTTCAGGTCATGATTGTTTTTGATCAGATGGAACTAAGAAGTTACAACACAAACATAACAACTAGGTGATAAATCATGGAACTAGAATTATTCGGATTTGAATTTGGCAAGAAAAGAACTGCAAAGCAGGAAAGACAGGAAAAAACCCTGCAATCCTTTACTGCTCCTGAAATTTACGACGGAACTGTAACAGTAGAGGCTGGTGGTTTCTTCGGAACCGCTCTTGATTATGCTGCCACGATGCGTGATGAAAGTGCGTCGGTTGTGCAGTACCGAAACATGTCAATCTATCCAGAGGTTGACAATGCCGTAGATGAAATCGTAAACGCTTCGATTGTTCCCGGAACAGATCAGAAACCCGTAAAACTTGATCTTTCGGGTTTGCCCGTATCGGATGTCATCAAGAACAAAATTTACAGGGAGTTTGAAAGAATTCTTCATCTTTTGGATTTCAATAACAAGTCATATGAAGTTTTCCGTCGTTGGTACATCGATTCAAAGATTTATTACAACATTGTCATTGACAAGGATTTGCCAACCGAAGGAATCAAGGAAGTCATTCCTGTCGATCCTCTGAAGATCAAGAAGATCCGCAAAGTAAAGAAAGAAATGGAAAGAGTCGAAGGACAATCCATCTCACTCATCAAGGACATTGAAGAATATTATCTTTACACCAATACTGACAAGGAATCATTCTTAATGACTGGACCTGGTGGTCTTCAATTGTCATTGGATAGCATCGTATATGTTCCTTCTGGTATCGTTGATCTCAACACAAAGCGTGTTCTTGGATACCTCCACAAGGCCATCCGTCCGCTAAACATGTTGAGACAACTAGAAGATGCTCTTCTAGTTTACCGCATTGCACGCGCACCCGAGAGAAGAGTGTTCTATGTCGATGTCGGTCAGTTGCCAAAGCAAAAGGCCGAACAATACATGCGCGACATGATGAGTCGCTTCCGCAACCGTGTTATATACAATCAAGCAACCGGAGAAGTTCGCGACGAAAGAAACCACCTATCTGTTCTTGAGGATTACTGGTTGCCACGCCGTGAAGGTTCACGGGGAACCGAGATCTCAACCCTTCCAGGTGGTCAGGCAATGTCCCAGATCGAAGACGTTGACTACTTCAAGAAGAAACTCTACAACTCCTTGAATGTTCCTGTAAGCCGTTTGGCTTCCGAATCAACCGGATTCAACATGGGTCGCTCGGTTGAGATCACTCGCGAGGAAGTAAAGTTCTACAAGTTCATTGAACGACTTCGCCATCACTTCACCAAGTTGTTCTCCGACATGTTGAGAGTCCAACTTCTTCTCAAGGGCATCATGACCGATGATGACTGGAGAGAACTCAAGGGTGATGTTCATTATGTGTTCAACACCGACAATTACTTCTGGGATCTCAAGGAGGCCGAGATTCTTGCCGAAAGACTCAAGATGCTTTCGTTTGTCGATCCATACATCGGCAAATACTTCTCCACCGATTATGTTCGCAAGAACATTCTCCGTCAAGGTGAGGAAGAACGACGTGTGATGGACAAGGAAATGGAAGTTGACCGAGCACGAATGCAACAAGAACAATTGGCTATGATGGCCCAACAACAGGCTCAGATGGCCCAAGAACAATCACCTGAAGGACAACAATGAACATTTCAAGAACATTACTCAAAAACGGAATCAAGGAAATGATCTCTGAAAATGAGGAATATTTCAAGCAAAACATAGAACAGGCACTTGCGGTCAAGCTGAATGATTCAATCTTTGCAGTTCGCCAAGAAGTCGCCAACCGTCTGTTTGAAGAAACTCAAGATACCAAACCATCTGAGCAACTTGAGGAATTCGTAAACTTTGTTGAAACTTTTAAACCCGGAAAGTTTTCATTCAAAGATGGTTCAGTTCTAAATATTACTGAAAAAGAAAAGGAATTGCTAAAAGATTTGTTTGAAAATTTAAATGCAAAAAACAGAGATCAGATGTTAAACGAGATCTTTGCAAACAGCCTGAATTTCAAACAACATATCGAATTTGCTCAACAAATTAGGAAACTACAATGAAAAACGAAATCAGAGAAATGCTAAAAAACGCCATTCAAGAGAATGCTGTGTCCTTCAAGGACAACACATCAAAAGTTCTTTATTCCAAGATTGGCAGCAAGTTGGAAGAGCAATACAAGACTGTCGCCAAGACAATTCTAGGAACAAAAAATGAAGCTAATAACGGAACTAACTGAGGACGTAAAGTACATCAAGGAAAACATCGGCAACGGTGAAAAGACTTATTTCATCGAAGGTGTTTTCATGCAATCAGATGTAAAGAACCGCAACGGTCGCGTTTATCCTCAAGGAATCCTCAAGAAGGAATGTGGTCGTTACATCACCGAGTACGTTGAAAAAGGCCGTGCAATGGGTGAATTGAACCATCCAACAGGTCCCACAGTCAACCTTGATCGCGTATCGCACATCATCAAGGAACTCCATGAAGATGGTCGCAATGTATACGGTAAGGCCAAGGTTCTTGATACTCCAATGGGAAAGATCGTCAAGAACCTCATCGATGAGGGTGCTCAACTCGGTGTTTCAACCAGAGGCATGGGATCACTTCGTCCAAAGAATGGCTACCAAGAAGTCCAAGAGGATTTCATGCTTGCTGCAATCGACATTGTAGCTGATCCTTCAGCCCCAAATGCTTTCGTCAATGGAATCATGGAAGGCAAGGAATGGGTCTTTGAGCAGGGTATCTGGACAGAGCGAGATCGTGAAATGGCTGTCAAGACAATCAAGAATTCATCCAAGAGAGATTTGCAAGAGAATATTGTCAAGGTATTCAACGATTACTTCAAGAAGTTGTCATGACATCAAAAATCCCTCAAAATACTCAAAACTACCTCTCCGTGATGCTTGAAAATAAAATTCAAGCCAATCGTGGTGAAAGTTTGTTTGTAAACATTGAGGGATATCGTCAAAAATACATTCAAGAAGTCACGGTTGCTCCAACACCACCAAAGACAGACGCACAAAAAGCCCAAGAAAAGAAAAAACAACTAGAGGCATCTTTGGCTGGTGGTTTCGGAAGTGGTGGCCCAACACCCAAAAAATTAAAACCCGGAAAATATAAAGAAGCATCTTTAGAAAATACTAGAGATATTTTATTTGGTGATACAGATGATAAAGGTTTGGCTCTTGCTGCGACAGCATATGGGGCTGGAACTTTGGGTGGGTGGTTGAGTGGTTTGGCAGGTTCTGAAATTGGAGCAAAGGCTGCAAAAAGTAGTTTTAGTGGTTTAATTGGAAAAGCAGCAAAATCTGCAGGATTACAGGCTTCCACAGTATTAAAAAGTTTGGGCGGTCAAATTGAAGATATTTCTGGAAAATCTTGGTTAGATGCTCAATTGGGAAATATTGCTAAAGGTCAGTTGGGTTTGGTGGCTCAGGGTGCAGGTAGACCTTGGGTGCCATTTGTAATGCCTGGACAAAAAGTTACTAAACCAATAAACCAATAAAATAATGAATATATTTTGAATCTAAATAATTTTACAATTAAGGATCCTTTTAACATGAATAACAAGAAGAAGACAATTTCAGAAGCCGCCGCCCAAGCAATGGGTCTAGGCGATTATGATGCATCCGGCAGAGGCTCAATGGACGCAACAGGACGAGGCTCAATGACTGCTCCTCCCGTTGCCATGGGCGCTGTTGCCGTTCCCGGTGTTCCCGCTCCAATCGTACCCAACTCAATGGGCATGATGGGCAAGGCTGCTCCAGCAATGGCCGCTTCCCAACAGGAGGGTGGCGAAGAGGAAGAAACCGAAGAAGAGGAAGAGTCAGAAGCCACTGAAGTAGAGGAAAGCGTCGAAGACGAGGCCATGATTCAAGAGGCCCGTGCTCAATTCCGTGCTGCCCTCGCTTCACTTCTCGGTGAAGATGTCGCCTCCGAAGAAGTTGTCAGCAAACTTGAAGCAATCTTTGAGGCTGCTGTAAACGACCGCGTAGAGAAGACCGTTGCCCACATCGTTGAAGGTGTCGATGGCAATGTCAAGGAATATCTTGAAAATGTCACCGAATCACTCGTAGAGAAGGTAGATGACTATCTCGACTACGTTGTCGAGGAATGGATGACCGAGAACGCCGTTGCAGTCGAACAAGGCATCAAGACTCAAATTGCCGAGAACTTCATCAGCGGTCTCAAGAACCTCTTTGAGAACCACTACATCGACGTTCCCAATGAGAAGTACAACGTTCTTGATGAACTCTATGCCCAGACTCGCGATCTTGAAGCCAAGTTGAACGAGTCCGTCAATGACAACATCAACCTCAAGAAGCAAGTCGAACTCACTGAGTGTGCTGGAATCTTTGTTGCTGAAACAAGAGACCTCGCTGACACTCAAATTTCTAGGCTTCAAAACCTAATGGAAAGCGTTTCTTTCGGTTCACCAGAAGAGTACCGCAACAAACTCGTAGCCATCAAGGAAAATTATCTAAACACCGCAAAGGTCGCTCCAGCCCGCACAGTCGAACCCGAGCAAACCTTCGCACCAGTAAAGGGTAACCCAACAACTCTCGTAGAGGGATATGTTGGAGCCTTGGGTAGACTTCACAAAAAGGTCTAAAACTTTCAATTACTAAATATTTTCACTCACAGGAGAAAACACTAAAATGCAATTCGCAGAAAATACACCATATGACGTTTTAACGGAAAAATGGGAACCCGTGCTCGGCCACGATGCACTCCCCAAGATTCAAGATGACTATCGCAAGAAAGTCACTGCCGTCCTTCTAGAAAACCAAGAGCAATCGCTCCGTTCTCAACAC